TAGAAAAGTCTATTGAAGAAGGAAAGGCAGTATTTAATGAGCGAGAACCTGAACAAGACCATCCTACGATCACTCTTGACGAATGAGGAGTATCTCAGGAAAGTTGTTCCTTTTCTAAAACCTAATTACTTTGAAGGTCCATTGAAACTGATCTTCAGACAGGTTGCATCATTTGTAGACAAGCACAACACACTGCCTACTCTGGAAGCATTCCGTATTGACTTAGAACAGAATGAGAAAATCTCAGATGATATGTTCACAGAAGTCTCTGCTATGCTTCCAGAGATATTCTCTCCTGTAGATATTGACCCAGACTTTCTCCTAGAGAAGACAGAGAACTGGTGTCAAGAACGAGCATTGCATATTGCTATCATGGAATCTATTAATATCCTTGATGGTAAGAATGAGAAGATGACCAAGAATGCTATTCCTGAGATTCTTTCAGAGGCATTGGGTGTTGCATTTGATACTAATATCGGACACGACTATATCGACAACGCAGAGGATCGTTATGACTTTTACAATCGTGTAGAAGAAAAACTGCCTTTTGACATTGAACTGATGAACAAGATCACCAAAGGTGGTCTGCCCGATAAAACTCTGAACATTGCACTGGCAGGTACAGGTGTTGGTAAGTCATTGTTCATGTGTCATGTCGGCGCAAATGCGATGCTACAGGGCAGGAATGTGCTTTATATTACTATGGAGATGGCAGAGGAGCGTATCGCTGAACGTATTGATGCTAACCTGCTGGATATTCCGATTGATCAGTTGGACAAACTTCCAAAGACTATGTTTACTGAGAAGGTGAATACCCTCGCTAAGAAAACAGTCGGTAAACTGATTGTGAAAGAGTATCCTACAGGTGCTGCTCATGTCGGGCACTTCCGTGCACTGATGAAAGAGTTGAAACTAAAACGATCTTTTGTTCCTGATATTGTATTCATTGACTATCTGAATATCTGTGCATCTTCTAGGATGAAGTCTATGGGCGGAGCAATCAACTCGTACACTTATATTAAAGCGATTGCAGAAGAGTTGCGTGGTCTTGCTGTAGAGTTTGCTGTACCTGTTGTCAGTGCTACTCAAACTACTCGGTCAGGTTATACTAACTCTGATCCGGGTCTTGAAGACACCTCTGAATCTTTTGGTCTCCCTGCTACCGCAGATTTGATGTTCGCTCTAGTATCGAATGAAGAACTAGAACAGTCTGGTCAGATTATGGTCAAACAACTCAAGAACCGTTATAATGACCCTAACAAAAATAAACGATTTGTCGTAGGTATAGATAGGTCAAAGATGAGACTTTATGACGTTGAAGCGACTGATCAAACTCTCGTCGATGATGGTGTGCCTGTATTCGACAAAACTCCCTCTGGTGATAAATTTAAGGACTTTAAGATATGAACCAAACCGTGCTTCCTGTTGCTATTACATCTTCCATGATCAATGCGTATCAAGATGGAACAGGCAAGAAAATGTCTGCTGAAGATATTATTGCATACTGCGCAAGAGTTTCTAATCCATCCAATCAAGGCAATACAGAGACTAATGCTAAACTGTTGAAATACCTAATTGATCACAAGCATTGGTCTCCGTTTGAGATGGTTGATATGGTTCTTGAAATTAATACAACAAGAGATATTGCTCGGCAGATTCTTCGTCACCGTTCGTTTTCATTTCAAGAGTTTAGTCAACGGTATGCAGACCCGACTAAAGACCTTGCTGTTTATATGCGTGAGGCAAGACTGCAGGATACTAAGAACCGTCAAAACTCTATTGAAACTGATGATGTTCAACTTCAGGCATGGTGGGATGCGCAACAGAAATTTATGGTTACGCATGCAGACCGTATTTACAAAGAAGCAATTGAAAAAGGTATTGCTAAGGAGCAGGCACGTGCTGTACTGCCAGAGGGCAATATGCAGTCTCGTATGTATATGAAAGGTAATGTCCGTTCCTGGATTCACTATTGTGAACTGCGTTGTGGTAATGGCACACAGAAAGAGCATCGTGAGGTTGCTTACAAGTGTGCAACTATTCTGAAAGATCATCTACCATTCTTGAAGAACTGGTATAAGGAGTTACCTAGTGCCTAAAATATTAATTTCAGAATATTGGATTCAGGATAATGGTGGAATCGTTCGAGTATACAAGAACGGTTCTGCCTATGAATTGATTGCAGAGGATGAAGACGGAACTGTCTTTCTTGAGTCTAAAAATATTCGAACATTAAACTCAGCAGAAAATCGAGCAGAAGAAATTGCTCTCTTGGTATAATGGATAGAAAAGAAGCTGCACGTTTGTTCTGGTCAGTCAAAGGGTATTTGTTGCCCGATGACTGGTCAGATGAAGATGTTGAGGGTATGGTACGCAGTTATACGAAAAGAGTCTGGCATAATCATGAAGCCAATGATGTAGGGTTTGAAGAAGCATGGGCGGAGAAATATAAAATTAAAAACGATAGTTGAAAAAATATGAAAAGGAGGGTTGACATTGCCCTCCTTTTTTATTATATTCTATATGTAAGTTGATGAAGGGACGGATGATGACTCCAGGAGTGTTTAAAAATCGCTATATGAAGAGTAATCTCTTTAAAAAAGAAATTTCTAAAGAAAATTTGGAACCATTAGAAGTTCTTTCTAAAACTTTGGTAGAATTTGACGAGTTTTCTACTGATACTAAAAAGATGTTAAATTATTGTCTACTAAAACTTCCTGCAAGGGTAGAACGCACTATTCGTCTTAGATTTTTTTATGGTATGACTCATTTTGAGATCGGAGTTAAGTTAGGCGTAACCTCCAAACGTATTTGGCAACTGGAAAAGAAAGGTCTACGATTAATGTCAGAAACTTTACAAAAACAATTTAATGTCGTGAAAAGTAATATCTAAAACTTTACACGATAGTTGAAAAAAAGGGTTGACTTCTTATCAGTTGACCCCTATATTAAGTATGTAAGTTGATGAAAGAGAGTTTGCTATGTCTAAGATGAAGTTTCGGTTTGCTGTTAAAAATGCTGTTCACGTTGAAGACTCTATGAACCTGCGCACTATGTGCATTGATTGGGAAGACGTTGCCCGTGAAGTTAAGCACTACAATAACTACGGTATTGACTATGTGATTGAGGAATATATGGATGGTCCTTTCTGGACCAAAGAGTCTTGGGAACAATTGGGGCGTGGAGAATAATATTATGACGCACTATATCGTTGAACACTACCTTTCTCACAATGACAAGTGGCTTGAGGTGAAAACTCTTTCCACTTTATCTGAAGCAGAAGAGTATCTGATTGACCACTTCGACAAAACTGCTGAAGCATTGGATGAATCTGATGCTGGTGATATGTCTGTTGAAATTCTGATAAAGTCTTTGAAAAAGAACTATCGAATCACAGAAATGGAGGTTGCTTGATGGAAGAACAAAAAGACAAGCATCCTTGGGTGCCTAAGACTATGCTACTGTTCTGTATGGCAGTCGCACTTGGTTTCATTATTGTAGGAGCATCACTATGAGTGATTTTAAGTTTATGGAAGATGACCTGACTAACCGCATTGGTGAGTTTGGCGCAAAGCATTTCGGCGTTAGTGTTGAAAATGTCGCTCTCGATGACAAACTGTTTGCGGCAGCAACTCGATTGTTTTGGGATCACTACTTTGACAGTGAGGTGGAACTGTGAGTATTCGCAATCAACTAATTATTGTTGGACTGCTGAGTCTTTTTGTAGTAACACCAATTTTAGTGTTGACTATGGGTCTCTATGGTCTTATCATTAATGCTGTCTGCACTTTGGTAATCTTTGAAAAATACTGGAAGTATGTTTAATGTTCACATGGAAAAAAATCTATAAGTCTGAAGAGTGGTTTGAACAGCAAGCCACAGAATGGGTCTTTGATTATGTCTGTGAGTTTTACGATGTCGAAGACATTGAAGACCTGACAGAAGAACAGATTGACGAGATTGTTCAATATCGTGAAAATGATCTGAGCGATTATAGTCCTATGCAAATGGGGTTCTCAAATATTATTAATCAGTGGGAGGATGCTCAAGATGAGTAATCAACGTTCTGGGCGCACCTATCGTGCAGCTGCTAATGACAACAGTGGTATGGGGACATACCTTTTCTTCAAGACTGCTGTAGAAGCATTGAATGAAGCGGGGTATGAAGACCCAGCATTTTATTTTGAACAGATAGTGGATCATCTGCGCAGTGGTGGTTCTCTTCCTAAAGACAAACGTGAGACTGAAAAGGTCTTGGGTTTGTAATCTTACTGCGTGTTCTTTTTTGTTTGTCATTAAACTAGGGGGGCTTGTCGCCCCTTCTTTTTTATGATATAAATATTATATCAACTAAGAGAGAACAATGGCTTACGATTTTTTTCCAAAAACAGAAGATGAAATTGTAAACAAGTTAGGCAGCACATTCCCGACTGAGAATCTGTCTGACATTGTTAGCGTATTTTCTGTTTTGAAAAAGGAATTTAAATCGTTTGAAACTCCTATTAACATTGACCTCAAGAAACCAAGTATGGTCAATGTCAGCAGAGCATTGCAGGGAGATATTACCATACCAAAGTTGAAGTCTCAGGCAAAGACTAAAAAGATCAATATGAAGTTTGGTAATGGTTCTTCTGGTAATCGTGGTGCAGCTAACCGTGGTAATCTTTTTGAACCACAGTTTGCTACAGCACTGATTGACTGGTATGAAGGTCGTCGAGTAGGCGACGCAAAACTTCTTGCTGCCATTGAAGATATGGACAAAACCTATAGTATTCGTAAGTCTAAAAAGTTCAAAGTGAATCTGGAAGGTGCTGAGAACACCAGAAGACCATTGGTCTTTGGTTCTAAGATTTATTTGGACAATCCAAAAGGGCAGGGCAAAGATGTAGGCAAGTCTGTAACTGACATTACGCTGGATTTGGATAGCGGACCTGTTTATCTCAGTTTGAAACTTGGAACAACTACGACGTTCTTTAATGTGGGCGTGAAAACTATTCTGACCAAAGCAGAGATTCAAAAGGAAGAAATTACTAATCCTAATGGATTGAAACTATTAAGTTTGTTTGGTATCGACCCTCTTACTTTTTCTCGAGTGTTCAATGGAACACTTGAAGCAGGATATTCTGATCAGAATGTTCAGTATAATCCGTTGATGATGAAAGAATTGCTGGAGAGCGGTATCGGTCATGGATACCATATTATTCACAAGTTGTCCGGCAAAGTTGTCAGCAAAGAAATGAGTGAACGTGCGATGCAGAAAGCAGCAAAAGTCGGTACACTGACGACTTATTATGGCGGTAAAACTGGTACAGGTAAACGTATTGATATGGAGTTTGCTTCACCAACATACAAATTTAAAATAAATATTCGTGATACGCAAGGTGGAGATGGATATCCTACCCGTATGATGTGTGACTTTACTTACGTTTAGAAAATCAAATCATATAAATATATCTAAAATAACTTAATCTTATGGGATAACTGATGGCTAATAGATACTTTGACAATTCGCAATTAGCAGAAGCAATTCGTATTGCCAGTGGCGATACTAAAGGCGTATCTCATATTAACAAGTTTGGATTTGGTGGAGCAACTACTAATCCCTATACTGTATGGGATGGTGATAGTAATTACCCCTATCCAAGCACTGCTACTACAGCAACAGTAACAACATCTCTTGCTGATTCTGGATTTCAGGTTTTGGTAGAGGGGTTGGATGCAAATTATGTTTCTATTACAGAAACTATTACTGGCACTAGCTCTGGCGCAACCGGGACAGAGGAATTTCTCAGAGTATTCAGAGCATCTTTAACAAATCAAATTGGGGATTCGGATAATAATTCTGATATTACCATTCGTGTTGACAACAAAGACGCCGCTATTATCACAGCAGGTGAAGCTCAAACACTTATGGCAGTCTATACAGTTCCTGCAAATAAAACTGCATATGTGAAGCATTTGCATGCTGCGCCAACTAAGAAAGATAATGATACAATTATCACTTTGAAAGCAAGACCCTTTGGTGGTGTTTTTAATACTAAAGGTAAATTCGCTTCTTCTGGTGATACTATTCATTATGACTACCACGTTCCAATCAAATTTGAAGAGAAGACTGATATTGAAATCAAGGCAGAAAACCAAGCTGCCTCTGGGTATATCAGCGCATTGTTCGATTTAATCTTGCTGGATAACTAATGCAGTCTTTTAAATCTTTTTTCACAGAACAAAAGAAAAAGGGATTTTACCTTCAGTTTGCAAGAACTAAAGGATACGATGTGTTGCGTATAAATCGTTCTGGAGACTTGCGTTGGGCAGAAGTTCGTGGTAAAAAGGGATATGAAGGTCATGGGTATGATCCTAAAGACCCACTACATAAAGCATTAGATGGATTAGGTAAAGCAGTAGACCTTGGCCAACTTACAGCAGGAGATACTGTGACTATCAATCCTAGACACCCAGACGCAAAGAAAGCATTTGCTACAGCAGAAAGAATTATGAAGTCATGATTTCGTTTAAGCAATTTATCAACGAACAGAAGAATACTCACATGACCCATATTGAGGACAAGGTTCTCTATGGTGGTGTGAATGGTACACGGGATGCAATCAATGCATTGCGTTCTCTGCGTGATATGCTTTCTGGTGTTGACAAAGGTAATGTCAGCGTAAAGTGGGACGGTGCTCCTGCTATCTTTGCTGGTACTGATCCTAGAGACGGAAAGTTCTTTGTGGCGAAGAAAGGTATCTTCAATAAAAATCCTAAAGTGTATAAGACAGATGCAGATATTGACGCTGATGCTTCTGGCGACCTTGCGACTAAATTAAAATTGTCTTTAAAACATTTTGCCAATCTTGGTATTAAAGGAGTTATTCAAGGTGATTTACTTTTTACAAAATCTGATCTTAAATCCCAAAAGATCGCTGGACTGGATTACCTCACGTTTCACCCTAATACAATTGTCTATGCTGTCGAAAAGGGTGGCAAAGATGCAGAAGAAATTAAGAGGGCAGAAATCGGAGTAGTCTGGCACACTACATATACGGGTGATGACTTTGAGAGTATGAAAGCAAGTTATGGTGTTAATGTGCAAGGACT